ATTCTAAAAATACATTAGCAGATAAAAAACTTGAATCAGAAATTGATGAAGCAAAGGCACGGAGATTAAATAAACCTGACGGCGCAATGCCAGAAGAACAACCAGTCGATACAGATTGGGATAAATAATGGCGGAGCAAGGTACAGCAGCACGACTTATTGAAGTTGCCACTGCAGAAGTAGGAACTGTTGAAGGTCCTAAAGATAATGAAACAAAGTATGGAGCATATACTAAAGCCAATTTCCAACCATGGTGCGGATCTTTTGTAAATTGGTGCGGGAATGAAGCAGGAGTAAAAATTCCTAATACTGTTTACACTCCTGGTGGCGCAGCAGCATTTAAAAAGTCTGGTCAATGGATTGATGTGGATGTTGCAGATCCAGAGCCAGGAGATATTGCATACTTTGATTTCCCATCTGACGGGGTAGATAGAATATCCCATGTAGCAATTGTTGTTAAAGATAATGAAGATGGAACAGTCTGGTGTGTTGAAGGAAATACTTCAGGAGATCCAAAGGGTAGTCAGCGCAATGGTGGAGAGGTTTGTAAAAAACTTCGTGCCTATAAGAAAAATAAAAAAGGAATTCTTATTTCTATTGTGGGTTTTGGAAGACCTAAATTTGGTGCCTCTGCATCAAAAACACCAGCAGCCCCTGTAAAAAAGGGTACTGCTAAACCAAAAACATGCTCAGCATGTGGACAAACTATAAAATAATAGTGCTTGACTAGCCAAAATTTTTTGGTATACTTAAATATACCAGTTTGAGAGGATTCCTATGACCATTATTGCCGTTGTTAAACAAGATGGTAAAGTTTTTATGGCAGGGGATCGTGGCGCTTCCGATGATGATAATATAATGTCTATTGTTGCCCCCAAAGTTTGGAAAACTGGCCCGTATCTTTTTGGATATGCTGGAACTATGGATGGCGAAAGAATTAGACATAACTTTAAGCCACCACTACCAGAAGGAAATTTAGATAAATTTATGTATACTAAATTTATTAAATCATTAAGAAAGTTTTATGAAGAGTGGTGGGTAGACACAACCAAAGACGCAGATTTTGGAATGATAGTCTGTATTCGTGGAAGAATATTTGAGCACAATGCAATTGATATGTCATTAACAGAATATCAACAACCATTTTTATGTATGGGTTCTGGCTCTGCGTATGCATATGGGTCCTTATACTCAACACAAAAACAAAAAAATCCTAGAAACAGAGTAAGGCAAGCAGTTGCATCAGCAATAGAATACTCCCCTTCATGTAAAGGGCCAATAGATACGGTGAGTGCATAATGAATAACATGTTTGAAGAAGAGCAAGAAGAACTTTCTAATATTCAGGAGTTTGACATTTGGCTAGAAAATGGAATTAACAGAAAGTGGATTACTCCACCATTTTGCAATACGCATGAAGGAGATCCATATATGACAGAAGAGGAACAACAAGAGTGGGAGGATGGCGGAGATCCTTGCCAGGTTGTATTAAAGATAATTAATTAATATGATAATTTTAGGTATTAACGAAACATCCCACGATGCATCTGTGTCTTTAATTGACAATAATAAAATATTATTTGCGGGTCATTCAGAAAGATACAGCAAGCAAAAAAATGATTGGTATGTAAACAATGATTTAATTAAAGACGCATTGTCATATGGAAAACCAGACTACATAGCCTATTACGAAAAGCCACTTTTAAAAAAAACAAGGCTTGTATTAAATGGTGGCTTGGGAGATTGGAAACCAAAGTTTAATATAGAGAACGTTCCAAGAGTATCATTTAAACATCATTATTCTCACGCAGCAGCAGGATATTTTACAAGCACCTTTGATGATGCCGTAATAGTTGTTTTAGACTCTATTGGTGAATTCAACACGTCAACAATTTGGACTGGGCAAGGCTCTAAGATAACACTAAAAGAAAAGCACAATTACCCATTTAGTTTTGGCCTATTCTATTCCTCATTCACACAGTTAATTGGCCTAATGCCGAACCAAGAAGAATATATTATGATGGGTATGGCAGCGTATGGTGATTCAAAAAAATACTATAAAAAAGTTAATGAATATTTCCCCTCAATAAAAAAACAAAAATATAACTTCCATAAAGGAATTACAGACTGGGGCTGGGTTAAAACAGAACAAGACAAATTTGATATCGCTGCAGCAGTACAGGATGTGTATAAGAATAGACTAACTGAGTTTATGCAACACGCACAAAAAATTACTGGCAAATACAATTTGGTGTTTATGGGTGGATGTGCTTTAAATTCTTCAGCAAATACAGAGTTATGGAATATTTTTGATGATATATGGATTATGCCAAACCCAGGAGATGCTGGATCATCACTAGGAGCAGCAGCAGCCCTCTACGGAAAACATTTAAACTGGAAAACGCCATACCTTGGTTATGATTTAGGAGGTAAGTATCCCGTCAATGAAATTGTCGAGGGTATATTAAAAGATAAAATTGTGGCGGTAGCAACAGGAAGAGCAGAATACGGACCACGAGCATTAGGCAATAGAAGCATACTTGCTGATCCAAGAGACCCTGATATAAAGGATAGGGTTAATTTAATAAAGCAGCGTGAACCTTTTAGACCATTCGCCCCAGTTGTTATGGAAGAATGTGCAGATAAATGGTTTGATATGGATTTTACTAGTCCATATATGCAGTACACAGTAAAATGTCTTCAGCCAGAAAAGATCCCGTCAGTTGTTCATGCTGATGGAACCTCTAGAGTACAAACCGTTAATCGTCATCAACACAGAGATTTGTGGCGAGTTTTAAATAAGTTTTATTTACAAACTGGTGTGCCAGTTCTATTAAATACAAGTTTAAATATTAAGGGTCAGCCTTTGCTAAATGATGAAAAAGATATAGAACTTTGGGAAAAAACTTATAATCATAAAATTATAGTAGGATCAATATGAACAATTTTGATTTTAATATTTGGGAAAATTCTACAAAAAAATCATTTGTCTTTATTAATAAAAGGTCTAATATAAAAAATGACTGGTTAGACTATGATGAAATTTTAAAAACAGAGTATAAAGATTCAATTATAAAGCCAATCAATAAATATATGTATAAATTATCATCACCCCCTAGATTGGTTTCGATTATAGACAACACAGTTACGTTGTGTCAAGAAAACTTTGCAGAGGTTTTTTTGCTAGAAAAAAATAGTAAACTAGATGCCATAGAAAAAATACACATGAGGCAGTTTTATAAATATGGAGAAAAAACTATAGAAAATGAAGAATGTTTTAGCGAAATTTTTAGATGGGCAATGACCTGGTTTATTGATTGCGATGGGATTGAAATCGACATTTCCAGACCAAAGGACTCTCCATTTTATTTTTATGAGGAAAAATATATTTCTAGCAAAGAAAATTCAGATATTATTGATCCAAAAATGCTACTTTTTCAATTTAAAAACAAAGGCTCACACATAAACCCAGACGGGTATGGTAGAATTAAAAGAAGGCAACCAGCCTACTTCATTACTTTTACCGCAGAGAATGATGTTGTAGCAAGAATTAAGGAGTTTTATGGCAAAGATTAAGTTTTATCCTTTTAGTAAAGAAACCCAAGCAATGTCTCCTGCGCCAACACCAGCATCTAAAAATATTCCAGAATGGTACAAACAACAACCAGCATACGGCACATCAGACGAAGAACAAATGTTAAAGACTGGCGGGACTGGATCAACAGTAAAAAGATGTATGCCAATTTTTGATATTATTACTAGCGGATATATTATATATATTCCTTGTGACATATATGTAGATGCAACAGATCCGAATAAACTAAAGTGGTCTGTGCCATCTTTTGCTAGTCAAGTAAAGCGAGAGTTAGTTTCTTCTCATGCTCCAGAGCAAGTATCTCACTATCCCCTAAATGAAAAACAATACCATAAAGAAATTTTTAGAATTATGCCGTTTTGGTCTGTTGGAACAGAAAAAGGATATAGCACTTTGTTTACTCATCCTTTTCACTCAGATCAATTACCATTTAGAACATTTGGCGGAATAGTAGATACAGATAAATTTATTACAGACGGTCACTTTTCAATACAACTAGAAAAAGGATTTAAAGGGGTTTTAGAGAGAGGAACTCCCCTAGTTCAGGTAATTCCTTTTAAAAGAGATAATTATTCTATGGAATTAGTTGATGTTGAGGAATCTAATAAAACTTTATTGTCTCAAAGACTTTTAATAAGAAGTAAATTTAAAAATTTTTATAGAAATAACATGAGGGTTGCAAAAGACTATAAATGAGTAAAAATAAAAAACTAACTTTTATTCCAACAATTAAAGACTTTGAAAATAAACTAATCCCCCCTGTACCAGCAATTTCTCAAGTACCAGAGTGGTATAAAAGTTTATCTTTGTACGGCCCAACAAATAGTGAAAAAAATTTAAATCCAATAAACCATGTAGGTACGGATGGAACTTTAGTTGCAACAAAAAAATGTATTCCATTTTTTGACGCACTAACATCTGGCTATTACTATTTACTGGAAGATGATCTTGAGGTTAGTCAAAATGAACACGGATATCCAAAGTTAACTTGGAAAGGTGACGTTATGTTGATCGATAAGCGACCAACCCTTGAGGTTCCAATACCAGGAGACTGTCATCCAGTACACTTTGGAGTAAGAATGAATTGGTTTTATAGAACACCTCCAGGATATTCTGTCCTAGTGACTCACCCAATGAACAGGTACGATCTACCATTCTATACTCTTTCTGGAGTTGTAGACTCAGACTCTTGGGGCTTGCCAGTCTTTTTTTCTTTTTTTGTAAAAAGAAACTTTATCGGAACTATTCCAAAAGGTACTCCAGTTATGCAATTTTTTCCTTTTAAAAGAGACTCTTGGGAAATAGAGGTTGACGATAGCAATGAGATTATTGAAGAAGAAGAATTCAAGGCAGAAAATAGAAGAACAGTTGTTACTGGATACTATAAAAAAGATATCTGGAAAAGGAAAAATTTTAAATAAATGACAGACAATACAAATATTAACAAAGAGTGGGAAAGCATTAATGTTGTTATGTATTCTTACAAAAGCAAGAATGCTATAGATACATTAGAAGACTTACTAAAAAAAAGATCTAAAAGTATTTTTATTTTTATTCATTGGCATGATCAAAATGCAATAGATAGGTCAAAACTTCTTGAGAACTTGGTCAATGCTTATGATAACTGTAATGGAGATTACTTCCATATTAACTGGGACAATAATGAGGGAGCCGTACAATACAAAGATAATAGGTTAAAGGCAACTATGGGTGGCAAATATCATATGACAATAACGCCAGGAACTGAACTATTTCAAAACTGGGACACTGAATTTATCGACTATGTAAAAGACAAGAATGTTATTATTTCTGGAAATAAACAAGTAAAGTTTGATAACTCAAAAATTTTTTATGTAAATAAGACATTTAGTGATGTTTTAGACTACACGGTTACTAACTATATAGATAGAAATTTAATCTTTGGAAATGTAGTTATGATGAAAAATAGCAAAATTGGAGATTATAATTTTCCAGGATGGTTAAAGTATTACGGAGAAGAAGAACTTTTGTCTTTGCAATATTGTACAGATAACATAGAAATTGTTGCCGCCCCAACAAATAGGGTAAACATAAGCCAATATAGCACCCTGTCTGACTTTAATTATTATGTTCCTTTTTCTAAATATCACAATTATAATCAAGTTATAAAATTATTTAAAACAGGGGCAAACGAAATGATAGGAAATTACGGTAAAGAAAAAATAGAAAAATTTTCCCAAAAGCATAATTTTGATTTTTCAAGTCTTCATTGGCTTCCTTTTTGGGGAAATGATGTTTCTTATAGGGTTAGCGAAACATCTTATGATAAACTAGGTGGAAGAAGATTCATAAAACAAGTTAAAGAGGTGGAATGATATGCATAGAATATCTGTAATTGAAGACTTTATTGAAGAGAAAGATGCTTTAAGGTTAATTTCAGAAATGAATAATCCTTCTGAAACAAACCCTTATCCAGAGTACTATAAAAAAAGATATGGGGGCACGGCTTTTCCTTATAATGACAATGTAATGAGCATTTTAATTAAATACGGGAATAAAACTAACAATATTCATAAATCTTTAAACGGTTACTTAAACGATATTTATGTATTTAAAGCATTTGGCTCGCACTGGACTGCTGGTACTAAGGGTGATTTGCATATAGACGCCCAAGGACCAGAGCCATTTATTGAATGGAGCACTATCATGTATCTTAATGATCCTTCGGAATATGAAGGTGGAGAAATTTACTTTCCCAATCAAGGATTTACCTATAAGCCTAAAAAATTTTCTGCTGTATTTTTCCCTAGCGCTGGGACAGAATATATTCATGGAATAACAGAAATTGGCTCTGGACATAGATATACTGCGCTTTATATGCACACATCATTAAAAAAATACTCAGATCCAGATTTTTTAAAATAAATAATTAATAATAAGAATTGATAAGAATGGAAATTCTTTTATTTTCTAATTTGTCTAAAAGGTCTGGCTCTACCAAAATTCGATTATCTCTATCATAAAATCTTAAAATTAATACATCGTAGTATTGATCTTCTAAAAATTCCTTTTTTGGTCTCCAATGAATAGTATTTGACACGTTAAAAAATAACGCTTGATTGTTTTTAATTACATATTTTTTTTTATCTAAATATATTGGCCAAACCTCTTTGTTGTTTATTGGTAGACTAAACGACATATAGTGTGTTTGGTCTATTCTGTCAACGTGTGGCTTCAATTCTGGCGAATAGTTTCCAGTTTTTGGGGTGTATCTTTGATATTTCAAGTCAATAGAATTTGAATGAATATCAAAGTTTAATATTTTTTTTATTTGTTCTGATACATAATCTCTTGTTGCAATTATTTCATCTTTTTTAAAACTATAGGTAAAGCATCCTAGTTTTTCATTTTTTTCAAAATCAGAATACATTTCTTTTTTATTATTAATATTTTTATTGATTTGACTATTAATAAATTCTGTGATATGATTTATATGTTCTTCAGTAAAAAAATTATCAATAAGAATAGGTTTAAAAGATAAAATGTCAAATGTATTCATCTAATCATTATAGCACTGTCCCCATCGTCTAGTGGCCTAGGACGTCGCCCTTTCACGGCGTTAACACGGGTTCAAATCCCGTTGGGGACGCAAAATGCACTAGTAGCCAAGTTGGTTAAGGCACCGAACTCATAATTCGGCTATCGTAGGTTCAAGTCCTACCTAGTGTACTAGTGGGCTATAACTCAGTTGGTAGAGTGGCGAACTGTTAATTCGCAAGTCGTAGGATCGAGGCCTACTAGCCCAGCAAATATTACAAGCCTTTGTAGTTCAGTGGATAGAAAGTTGGACTTCTAAGCCAAGCGTCGCAGGTTTGATTCCTGCCAAAGGTACTTTAATAATTAGGGTTTTCAAGTTTTCCTGTCTTTGAAAACTTTTGTTTAAGAAAACTATCCCTAAGAGATACAAATGAGCCATCCTCTGTTGATATAAAATCAAAATTATTTTTCTGGTCAATTTTTGCTGAACCGTACATTTTTACATCTTTAATTTTTGCACCGCCAATTGCTGCCATGTTTCCGTAAGAAGATCTTGGGAAATATGCCACACTTATCGTTTGACGCAATTTTTCTTTATTTATTTTCATGGGAACATGAATGTCATAATCGATTGGATCTTTAACATTATTCGCAAGTAATTGATTATATGTTAGTTCTAATAGCCTTATATATTTAGAAGCCATCCTTTGCTCTTTATATCTTTCAATCTTATCTTTTAATAAGCCACCGTGAAATATTGGCACTTCATTTATTTTTTTTAGAGCAAAAAAATCATCATTCATTAAAATAAAATTTTCAGAGATATCTTTGTTTTCAGAAACAACCTTTATACAGTTTCTAATATTATCAAACTTTCCACCAATATCATCTACAGGTATAAAATCACCTATATACCAAATTGGCCTATGACCAACAACCCAGACTCTTCCTTCTGACATATTTTCTTCAATTGACCTTAATGAATACCTTAACTCATCATTGTCGCCACTACGACATATATATACATAGTCCATTTTAAAAATTATAGCATAGGGTATAATGGGTAATATGGCAAAAATATTAGTTGTAAGCGCTAACTTACCAGATTGGTCAAAAAATAGTGGGGGAAAAGAAAGAACTGCAACCTTGCTTGAGGCCTTAACTGATCATGAAGTTACGTTCTTGTCCTTTAATTGGAACAATGAACTAATTAATAAAAAGATAGGTAATAATATTACTTATTTACAGCCACAGATAGGATCTGCTATGCTTAGACGTAGAAAAAATCTTATTTCTGATTTTGCTAGCGCTAATCATGATGCTGTTTTTGAAATATTAAATGATGATTTAAACATTTTTACTAAAGTTTTAGCAGATTTGTCAAAAGAGCATGACATTTTAATTGTTGACCATTATTCAGTATCACCTCTTGTTAAAAACATTAAAAATATTCCAATCATATATAACTCACATAATGCAGAACTAGAACTAGCCAAGCAGGTTCATATCAATAATGCAGAACTTCTTGCTATAGTTGAAAACATGGAAACCCGCATTTTAAATCAAGCAAAAGAAATTACATATTGTTCAAAATTAGACTTTATAAAATTACAAAACTACTACGGTAAAGATATTTCTGGAACATACATTCCCAATGGTACGACAATTCAAAATAAGATTGATTACAAAAATAGACTTAATTCTAGAGATATTATTTTTGTAGGTAGTGGACATCCACCTAATAAGGTTGCAGCAAGAGCAGTAGTTAGTTTTGCTAAATCATTGCCAGAATTTAATTTTATTATTATCGGCGGATGTGGTAATGGAATTAAGGCTGGGAGCATTTCAAGCAATGTTCATATTACTGGTCATGTAGATGATGAGACCTTAGATAAATATTTTAGAACATCATTTGCATTTATAAACCCTATGTCTAGTGGATCTGGAACTCATTTAAAAATGATGAAGGCATTAGGATATGGGATTCCAATAATAACATCAACTATAGGGGCAAGGGGATTCTCTAGTCAAGAAGTGGAAGAGTCAATGCTTATTGCAGATAGCGAGGATGATTTTTATGCAAAAATTAAAATCCTTAAAAATGAAAGAACATACAAAGATTTATGTGATAATTCATATAAGCACTCACAAACCTATAACTGGGATAAAATTAAAAAAGACTATTCAGACTTTATTGATAACTGCATAGGTAAATATGTTAAAAATAAAATAGCAAAAGTTGAACTAAAAAAAGTAAAAGAAAAAATCTTAATATGCTCTATTGTTAGGGATGATGAAGGTTTTTATGTTAATTACTACAATAGGCTTAGGGCAATGGTTGATTTTTTCCCAGAATATGAATTCTATTTGTCGTTATACGAAAATGATTCAACAGACTCAACAAAAAATTTAATATTTCAACAAGATTATTCAATGTTTGCTGGCATATCTATTGTTTCAGAAAAAATTAATACACGGTTTTATGGCTCAACAAAAGATGAAGATAGAGTAAAGAATTTATCGGTAGCAAGAAATAAGGCCCTTACTGCTAACAACTTCTTAGAAAATGTTGACTATGTCTTGATAATAGATATTGACGTTGAATTTAAAATGCCTGCAGTGGAAAAAGTTTTAAATTTTAAAAAACTAGAGCCAGACTTTGATGTTGTTGCTTCTGCCACTTTAAGAAAAAGATCCCTTTATGATCACTGGGCAACAAGAGAGCAGGCTGAGTATGATCGTGCAATTGGAGAAAATTTTGAAATATACAGGAAATTGCCCTATAAAAAATACTACTCTGTCTCTAGTGGATTTTGCCTATATAAGGCCGAAGCCTTTAGGGCTGGGGTAAGGTGGGGGTATATTAATACAGTGACTGGCAATCCAGATTGCGAAATGGTAGTTGTTTGCCAAGAATTTAGCAAAATGGGATATAATAATATCTATATGATGCATCAAGCAGAAATGCAACATAATCATAAATAAGGAGAAACATGCGTCTTAAAATAATTAAATTTGTTGTTAAACTACTGGGATACGAGTGGTCTGGAGACAACCTAAAATTACCAATTTGGTATGTAAAAGAAAAAAAGAAATCTGAATAATGTACGAGTATAGAATTAAAAAAGTCACAAATGTTGTTGATGGAGACACAATAGATGTAGAAATAGATCTTGGATTTAGTGTTTCATATGCACAAAGATTAAGACTTGCTGGCATCGATACTCCAGAATCCAGAACAACAGATAAAGCAGAAAAGGCTTTGGGGCTTGAGGCAAAAGAATATCTTAAGGGCAAAATTAAAGACGCCAAAGACGTTATTGTAAAAACAGAAAAACCAGACAGTTCAGAAAAATATGGAAGAATCCTTGGATGGGTTTATATAGATGGATCAAATAAATCTATTAATGAGCAAATGATTGAAGACGGTCATGCTTGGGGCTATTTAGGAGACACGAAAGTAAAAGACTTTGCAGCCCTTGCAGTAGCCAGAAAAAAATCTCAAAAATAAGACTTGCATAACTTACTCATATGTTGTATAATTAAATACAAAATAGAAAGAGGTTCAAATGAAAAGTCCAATACCTGGAATTGCAATTTACAGCAATGTAATTAGCAAAGATTTAGATGTTATTAATAGGCTAAGTACCATTCTTGGCAATAGCCAAACCTATAAATGGTCTGAGTCAACTGTGGGATATTCTGAAAAGATGACTGACTTTAGAGACTGCTTTGATTTCAAGTTTAGGAAATCAACGCTTGAAAAAGATACAGGGAAAGAGTCTTTAGAATTACAAAAAATTTGGCAAGAAATTTATGATAGACAAAGTATTGCAGTTAATGAATATTGCACTACATTTTCTGTTGGAGAATTAAAATATTGGGAAGCATTTAACTTTCTTAAATATGAAAAAGGTCAGCATTTCCAGTATCACCACGATCACTCTGAAAACTATAATTGTACAATATCATTAGTTCAATATTTAAATGATGATTACGAAGGCGGAGAGTTAAGTTTTGGTGGATGGAATTATACATACAAGCCAGTTGCTGGAGATCTTGTGATATTTCCATCTAATTATATGTACACTCATAGGGCAATGCCAGTAACAAGCGGTACTAAATATGCACTTGCCACAATGCTAGATTATAGTGATAAGTATCACTCTCCAGAAATACATCAAAATAAACAATACTAATATCAAATATGATATAATTAATATGTGCCTGCCAAATGGGGGTACATTAACTTATTCGCTTGAAGGAGGAATAAAATGGTAACACAATTCGCAATGGATCTATTCAATGATCCTTTTTTTATTGGCTTTAACAGAGAGTTAGGCCGTTTAAATACAGCACATAAGACAAACTCACAATCATATCCACCATATGATCTTCTTAAGTTAGACGAAGATACATATAGGCTATCTATTGCAATCGCAGGATTCTCAAAAGAAAACATTGATGTATCAGTAGATAATGGAACACTCATCATTAAGGGTGAAATTATTGAGGTAACCGATGCTGAAGTTGTTCATAAGGGTATTGCAGGTCGTAAATTTACACGATCATTTGCTCTCGGTGAATACATGGAGGTTACTGGTGCTGATCTAAAGGACGGTATGCTAAATATTAGTATTGACCGCATAGTGCCTGAAGAGAAAAAGCCAAAAACAATTAAAATAAAATAAATCTAAGACACCTGAGCATGTGTATAAAAGGCTCACTTTCTGATATAATTAATATTCGGATATGGAGAGCACAATGAACTATCAAATCATGGCCCCTGGGTTAGTGTATTATAAGAATGCAATTGCAAATCCAGAGGAAACAATTAAAACCATTGAACTAATACAAAATCGTCTTCAATCTGGCGTTGTTTCAAAAGCAGAGGCCTGGGAAGAGTGGAATGGTGCGGATGCAACTCTTGAAAGGTTTTGTTTAAAGTCTTGGATAACAAACCCAAGAGATATGGAAAAGAATGACCCCTTGTATGAAGAAGTGTCGGTAATATATAAAAATGTTTCCGAGGGCATTGATAAAGTTTTTGATCATTATGCAAATACTGTATATCCGTCTGCTGGAAAAACTGTAAAATCAACAGAGGGAAAACTCAGTATATTAAAATATTCTAACTCTGGGTATTTGCCTCCTCACCAGGATCAAGGGGTTAGTAGTAGATTAATCTCTACTGTTGGATATTTAAATGATAATTATGAAGGTGGAGAAATTTATTTTCCGTACCTTGATATAAAAATTAAACCAGAAGCAGGAAGTGTAGTATTTTTCCCATCAAACTATATATATGTTCATGAAGTTATGCCCATTTCCAATGGAATTAGATATGCTATTCCGCAGTGGTATCACTCATTGACTACCCAAAGAGGATCGACTGGAGAAGAATAATGGCAATTTATGAATATGATTGCATGCCTTGTGCTAAAAGATTTATAAAAGAAAGATTAATAAGTGATGAAGATCCAGGATATACCTGTGATTCTTGTAATAAAAAATTAATCAGAGTTTATTCACAAATTGGGGCAATTTTTAATGGTTCTGGGTTTTATAGCACAGACAATAGAAAAAAATAAAAAGTTCAAACTTGACAGCCAAATAAAATAACTGTATACTTAGTACATGATTACACAAGAAAAATCTCGTACACTAACTGCTCTTGACCGTTGCGATAGATGCTCAGCAAGAGCCTACGTCTTGGTGGAGGGTGGCGTAGGAGAACTATTGTTTTGTTCGCACCATTATAATAAAATTATAGACAATGCTGTTGGATATGACAACTTAATGAAATTTATGAAAAGCATAGTTGACAATCGTGACATTCTAGAAAAACCATAGGGAGAAAAAATGGAAAGCAAAAAAAGAAGTATGTATAAATCAATTACTTGGCCAGTAGTGCACATCCTCTTTGTTGGAACCTTGGTGTATTTTTTTGAAAAAATAATTACTGGGGAAGCCCATTGGGAGTATGCTGGGGCTTTTGCAATCATTTACACTACATGTGAAATGATAGGATTCTTTTTACATGAAAGAGTTTGGAATAAACTTGGCAAAAATATTAAATAACATAACAAAAGAGCCAACTCCGTGAGCAAAGATGACAATATAGATCGGATGGTTGACGATTTAATTTTGGCGGGTGCCATTGAAGTTGATGGAATAGATCCAATAACTGGTGAATTCTTGTATAAGGTGACAGATAAAATGGAATTAGTAAATAAGGACTTATATGACGCACATCTGGGTGTAATATATGCAGACACAATGTATTTTTGGGAACGTGGCTTTCTAGAAATAGGAGACATCACAAGTAAAAATCCAATAATTGCTTTATCTCCCAAATGTTTTGACTTAAAGGCCATTAGCGATTTGCCTTATGATAGAATTCCTGTTTTAATGAGCATTATAAAAGCCCTCGACATTACAAATTAATGATATACTGTAATCATGCTAAACCTTAAAGAAGGCGATTTTGTTATGGGCTCGACATCTGAGGGTGTTGTTCATGGGGTAATAGAGCACATCATGAGTGAAGGTGGGACATACGGAACTCCTGGAACAGAATACGCAATTGAATCTATGCCCCCAGAAAATCCAGCAATGGCTGTTAGAATTTATAAAGAAGAGAACGGTACGTGGAAACCAACAGCGTATAGCATTGGAATGATGTATAAAGATGCTAAAGAAGCAGATATAAATAATCACTCAATGAGCAACAACTCAGAAAATTCAATGATGCCAACAGATACATATCAAGGTAAGGCCTACGAAGGCTGTGGATGCGAAACATGTAAAGAATTAAATGTAAACTGTGATAACTGTCCAGTTTGTCAAGCAAATGAAATGAAAAGTGACTGTTGTCCAGAGATAAACAAACAAGCACCGTGTTGGGATGGATATGTGCAGCGTGGAATGAAGCCAGGCGCTAATGGCAAGCCAGTTCCTAATTGCGTTCCTGCTGCAAAAGCAGATGACTTGTTTGAAGATGACGACACAGTTGAGTATGATACAGACACAGTATCAAAAGCAGAAGGATATTCTCCACCAGCAGGTGCAAGATCTGCTGCACGTAAAGCAATTAAATTTAAAGAAGATGGCAAGGCTAATGGTGCAGGAACTGCAGTTGGCTGGACAAGAGCAGGACAGTTAGCAAGAGGAGAAACAATCTCTCTTAGTACTGTTAAAAGAATGTATTCATACTTCTCACGTCATGAAGTAGATAAAAAGGGCAAAGATTGGGGAAATCAAGCAAACCCTTCTAATGGCTACATCATGTGGCTTGCCTGGGGCGGAGATGCTGGATTCTCATGGTCAAGATCAATTGTTAATCGTGAAAAAGATAAAGCGTTATTTGCAAATTTTGGTAAAGAATATACTAACTCACAAAGCCTAAAGAATATATTTAGATAGGACAATATGATTACCAAAGAAGACGTATTGTTTTCTAAAAAAAATCAACAGGTTTGTATTTCCAGGGGGTTTACTTCTCATATTTTAAATTGGGGCGATGTATTCAATTTATTTAAAATAGCAAAAAGTAAAAATTCAATCAACTTTAAGTCTTATTGGACATGCACTATTGATAAATCTGAACAATATACTCCTTTATATAAAAGTTTAATTCAAGAAATATCTTTACTCCATCCTGGTAAAAAAATATCTGCATTTTCAATTATAAATCCAATCACCAAACACAACATTGATATTGATGATAATGTTTTTAATAATTTTAAAGATTATTTTATTAATTGCAATATAAATAAAATACCAGATGAGGAACCGCCAGAAGAATCTTTTATTCCAACAAGACACCACGATCCTGTAGATGGATTTTTTATTCAATTTGAAGGCTCAACATTATGGACAATTTACTATAAAAATAATGAAAAGCAGTATACTTTAAAATCTGGAGACATGATGTTTATACCTAAAAACCTAGAGCATAGTGTAGAAGCGTTAGAGCCAAGATGCTCAGTATCTATATCTTTTACAGATGGAGAAAATGCCATATGAGCATAATAAAAGAATATTGGACTGTTGTCTTGACAATATGGCTATTAACCTCTATAATATATATAGGTAAAAAAACAATATTATTGTTTCAGGAAAAAAATGCAAAGCCTTCTCAGTTTAAGTTTAGGCAAAGCACAATTCATGAATTAATACAAAATTTTTTACCAACCAACACAGACTTTATTAAGTCGTTGATTGCTAAAAAGAAAGGAACACATCCTTCTCAGCAGTCTAGACAAAAATATGGTCAAGACAAAATAAAAGTTATTGTTGTTGGAGATATTGCATATTGGGTTCAAGACAATATATTTTATCAAACAGTAGTTTCAGAAGATGGGAATATAGAACAGGATCTTGCTGTTCCCGTTGACACTACGCAGATGCAAGAAGAAGAAATTGATAGGCTAATGCTTATCTTAGACGATTTAAGGAGTGCAGAAAAAAATGATGGTAGTGGTTCAAGCGACTAACGAGTTTGATGACTATTCCGTTTTTTTGCGTGCAATAGGAGTTATGCTTTCTTCTATGCCTGAAGATGATAACGAATTTGTTGTTTATTCTGTTGGATCTAAAGAAAGCAAAATTCATAATTTTGCTATGGAATTCTGCAATTTGTCAGAAAAAGGCATGAAGGGTCGTGGTAAAAAAATTAAAACATATAAGGCTGTAGACGATTGGATAAAAGAGTTTATGCCTAATATGAATTATTTTGCATTTTTTAGTAAGCCAAAACAACAGTTATCTTCACTGGCAAAGGCTGCACAAAGTGCAAAAGTTGAACTTGGAATATTTCAATACTAAGGAGAATTATGTTAGTTAATAAATTAGAGCACGCAGAAAAAATTGTTAAAAATTTTAAAGATCTTAGATGGGTTGGTTGGGACCTTGTGTCTAGAAAAGAATCTCCAAGTGGGTATTCAAATAAATATGGTTCTTTTATTAACGGTAAGTGGGGAATAGACAAGGTTTATAAACTCACGAATAAAGGCTGGCACCTTCCTAACGAATACGGAGATAAAAATGGAAAATAATGTTGATTATACGCCATACAAAAACTTTTTTGATATTATTGGAAAAGATAAAAAAAACATAGTAATTATTGAAAATTTTATAGATTCTGAAGATTTAAAATTAATGAATATATTTTTAAATAAATATAAAGATGATGATGAATTTATGGGTGGAAAAGATCTTAGAGACAAAGTTATTAGAGAAACAGATCCAGATGTGGCAAATCTGCTTAATAAGTATGAGTATAAAACATTTCAGGTAATTAAAGAAAAGATTATTGACGGGTATGGGGTACCAGTAAAAAGAGTACCATTTAACCCTCCACACTTTATCAAGTGGATTCCTGGAATGAACTCTAAAGAGCATGCTGATTGTGAAAAACCAGACGGCACTCCAGCCTGGACTGCAGATTTTTATAAATACAATATATCTGTTTTAATGTATCCTAATGACGACTATACTGGTGGAGAAATTATTTTCCCAGAATATGATTTAACATTTAAGCCGACTCCTGGATCTTTTATTCTTTTCCCTGGAAACAATAACTATAAGCATATAGTAAGTAGAGTTGATTCTGGAGTTAGGTACACAATGCCTTCTTGGTATTCTTTTGATATAAAAGAAAAAACAAGTGCAAAAAAAATGTACTCTTACCTTGATTCGGTACAACTGTGGGAAGGTTTACCAGATTTTGATAAAATTGATCCAGTCGGAATTAACGTAAAAGGTAAAAAATTTGACGACTAAAAGGAATAAATGGAAAGACGAAGGTCTTTGCATAAACTATGAAACGTCTTTGTTTTTTGAACAGTACGAAGAGGGAAGCGTAGAATTTAAAAGTAATATGGATCAGTTTTGTTTAAACTGCCCTATGATAAAAACATGTTTTGCTGTTGGGGTATCTGGAAAAGAATATGGTTTGTGGGGCGGTATTTACTTAGAAGAAGGAGAGCCTTCTAAAGAGTTTAATAGTCACAAGAACAAAGAGGCATGGTCTACTCACTGGCAAGCATTAACCTTGGAAACAAAATAATGTATACGGATGCAATGCGTAAAGCCTTTAGGTCTATTAAGGCGCCAAAAGGGTTTAGTGTTGATTTGGTAGATAACGAACATTTTTTAGTTATTCGTGCCGATGAAAAGGCTTTTGTTAGGCTGGGCCATGATGATAAAATAGAAGCAGTACAGTACATGGTAAAAATCAAGAAAGCACTTGAAGACAATGGCGCTGTTGTATTATTAACACGAAAGGCTATTAAATAAAAATGGTTGACTTGCGTGGAACACCTACACACATATGTATATGTGGCTCTAAGGTTTGGAATATTAAGGCAATGTTTGAAGATGGCGCCATCGCATTATATTTCTTAGATATGAAGTGTGCTGATTGCGGATCTTTGGCAACAGCGCCGACTGAAGTTGACGGAGGAGAGTTATAAGATGGCAAGAAGGCCAGTACCGCCAATTATTGGGGGGCATGCAACTAGGGTTAAAGACGATGAAATTGAATGCGCCTATCTTATTGATCAAGAACAACTAAATGGTGCAAAAATTTATACCAATAGAGAAGAGTATATAAAGACACTGCCTAAAGGAATAAAGTTTATGGAGGCTGGAGTTGCTTGGGGATATTACTCTGAATTAGTTGCTCAACAAACCGAACCAGAACTCATACACTTGTTTGACTATTTTCGAGGGGACTTAAAATGTTGGTCCTGGAGAGAATTTGGCGAATGCTTATGCGAACCAACAAAACATGAATTATTGTATACAGAGAAAGATCAAGTACCTTTTATTGAAGATAAATTTAAACAATATAAAAATGTTAAATTATTTCAAGGAGATGTAAGGCTAATTCTTCCAAAGTTAACAGAAATATATGATTATATATACCTAGACACACTAAATGATAGGTTGTCGATTAGACCACTTTTACATACTGCAGCAGAAAAAACAAAAGTTGGCTCTATTATAGGACTAAACGACTACACAATCTACGATGGTATTATTGGAGATGTTCCATATTCTACATTCAATGTTGTAAACGAGTTTTTGTGGAATAATAAAAATTGGCATGTTGATGGGCTCGCACTACATTCTTTAGGGTTTTATGATATTTATATTAAGAGAAGGGGGTAAATATATTGTTTGATTTAATTAACGAGGAGTTATCTTTTACTGATTTAACTAAAAATAAATTTGATTTATCTCAATTTTTAGGCGTAAAAGAAAATAAAATATTATATAGAGCCTTATCTGAAAAAGAAATAAAAGATACAGATAAAAGTGTAGAGTACAAGAATAATGATATGTTTTTTAGATCAGACAATTTCACAACTAATCATGATGGACTCCATATCCTGTTTAGCGGATGCTCAGAAAGCGAGGGTGTTGGCGATAATATAGAAAACGCTTGGACTAACATTCTATATAATAAAATTTCAAAAGATATTAAGTGTTCTGGATTTTTTAATCTTTCAAGATCTGGTTGGGGCTGGTCAAAAATTATTACCAATGCTTTAATTTATTTTGAGACATATGGCTATCCAGATGTATATTTTATTTTATTACCAAATAATCAAAGAATGCATAAATTTTATAGAGGGGATAATGGAGGTTCATTCTGGAAACATGAACAGTTGTACCCAAAAGGATACTATCTTAGTAGAGAAAAGAATAAAAAAACCGAAAAATTTATATCAGACGAAAAAGAATATAATGAAGACTTTTTAAAATTTCTTTTAGGGTGGAAATTATTTAATAAAATATGCAAAGACAATAATATTAACTTAATTTTTTCAACATGGGACGAACTAGACTCTGATAATCTTGATAATTTAAATATGTTTGAAAATTTTTTAAATATGGATAGCAAGAATAATTGTGGACCATATATAAATAAATGGTACGAAACTAATGAAAAAACTAAATATGATCTAAGAAAAAGAGATGGACATAATGGTATAATTATTCATAATTTTTGGGCAGATAGTTTTTATTCTTTATGGAAGGATTTACAAAAATAAT